GACTTCTACCATTATATTCCTATTTGGTATAAAGAAATCTGCACGTAGAACACTCTTTCTGTGCATATTTTTGCTTCCGGGTAATGAAACCTCCTCTAAAATTCTATCGTGTGTAAATATTTCGTCAAGTAGTATTTTTGCCTTATTGTGCAGCGAGGATCTTCTGGTAGATTCAGATTGACTAGCAGACGGATTCCAGCTATACGACCTACCATCTAGACCCATAATATTCATAGCATAGCCTTGATCTGCATCTCTAAAAACTCTACAATTTCTGGCTTTGATAGCAAAAAGTTATAAAGGTTATCTTGCCCCTGAAATTTAAAAGACTTCAATACAGCCTCATCATCGTCCACATTTAGTTCTGGCTTGATTTTTTTTGCCAAGTCCTTATTGTCTAGCATAAAAGAACAAGTTAACCAAGCTCCAGCTTTGTCTATCATCCCTAGCTCATGTCCTAGTATAAGTATTTCTTGAGTCTTGTCAATACCTTGACCATATTTTATCCAGCTTTGAACCTGACCCCCCGGCGGCCCCATAGATGAGCAAAGTATTTTCCAGTTTATAACTTGTCCAATTCTATCGCCAGAAGTGTTTGTCCAAGGTGTAACAGCTGAAACCTTTTCTCCACCACCCTTAATTTCCATTCTGGTATCGGCTTGATACTGAATTTTTGTACCACCATCAGCCATTTTTGAGGCACCAAAACCGCCAGTATTAGCTATGAAGTGCGTGATAGCTATAATTAATCCGTGCTGTCTAGGTAAAAGCTGGCCCATTTTTTTAGTAAATATCGACAACACCTTCGGTAGACCCGCCCTTCCGGGTGTCATGTCTCCATCTAGTTCTTTTGCTGGCATTAAAGAAGATATAGAATCAATAATCAGAACAGCCCCGTGATAATCTGGGTGGCTCATAAGTTTGTGGGCAACATCTAAAAAATCTTCTGCTGGCAAAGGTTTATCTTCTGGATGAACGATTTTCATTTTAGACGGATCTAATTCAGCGACCTCAAAATTCATATCTTTCAGTCGCCCCTCAACATCAAGATATATGATTGGTCTACCTTCTTTTTGGCAATTGGCGGCTATCTGCATAGCTGTTGTTGTTTTTCCACTCTTAGGGTCTCCCGTAAGTGTTAGCCAGCTACCCTCTCTTATGCCACCACCTAGAGCTATATCTATAGCGGGGCTAACGCTAATAACTTTGTAATTTTTTTTCTCTTCTAAAACATCTGAACCTGTAGAAATTATTTGTCCATATTCTTTAATAATTTTACTTAGATATTCTGTTTCTTTATTCTTTGTTTTTGGCATTCTCAGCTTTCCTAATTTTGTTCAAAATTGTATTTGTACTTATGCTAGGTCTAGACCTATACTGAAGTTTTTTTTGCTTGATAACCTTTTTGGGTTTACACTTCTGTTTGCTTACTATCTTTTCACTATCTTTGAGACCACTTTGCACATATTTTGATACAATAACAAATTTTTTTGAAACGTGCAGGAAGCCTAAAGAATATGTCTTTATACCCTTGGGACTTTTAAGATAATGAAGCACAACATCTACACCGTATTGTTTAATGACCTTGCTTGCTAATCTTATCTGCGTTTGATATTCATCTTTATGTGAACTACTCCAAAATTTAAATGCAAGACTACCCTTATTCTCTTTCTCGCTTTTACGGGTGCATACTATCTCCGCAACATATTGCGAGGCCGTACAGGGCTTACCCGTTGATAAACTTCTGAACTTCTGGATGTTTTCTTTTTTTTGAGCCATTCTTAAAAATCATATCCTTAAGATTTTCTACTGTCAACACCCTTGTAGCTGTCTTTTTTTCAAAATTATTAAAAGGCCATGTATACTTACTAATATCTAAACACGAACAATCATCTCTTAGAAGGCCGACAGTTAGTGTTTGAAAAGACTGCGAATGACTACCATCCATAGCCTGATCTTTAGCTATACCCCTCATAACAATTATACCATCTAAACCATTCTCATCTTCAAAAAATACTTTATGTTCGGCTCCAAACATATGCAATTCAACCTTAGCGGGATATACATCGTTTTCTGCACAGTGTTTTTTAAGCCTAACCCAAGGGTTTTCAAATCCCGGTCTATCATAGTCGCCATAAACAATGGTGCCATCTGTTAAAGTTATCTGCCAACTAATCATAAGATTTGTGTAGCAGCTTTGCTCAAAATAAGAGTCTATAGATGTACAGATCATTTTTTATTCCTCACGAATTTTATGGATAACATCCCTGTATCTATTAGCCTTAAGGGAACTGCTATTTGGTTTACTAGAATCGGCAGACATAGACGCGGCTTCTGTCATGACAACAACACCCCTGTCCTCTTTTCTTGCAAACAAATTCATATCAGAATTTTCTTCTGTGACCTCTGTGGTCTTAGTTTTCGTCGTTCTTTTGTTTAACGTAGCTACATATTTTTCAACACTACTTTTAGATCTTTTAAGTTTTTTTGATAGATCTTCCGCACTCATATCAGAATTACTGTCTATGAAAGCCTTATCTTCTTTAGATAGTGGACCCTTTTTCATTATCTTCCCTCCATTACCATTCTTCTTGCTATAGTGAAATACAAAACGTTTTTGCTTTCTAAAAATTTACAATAGTTACTAAATGTCTTATTATTAACTTTTCTAAACATAGAGTTAGAATTGTTTCTTGAGTTGAAGTCCACATGGTGTGGATCAACTATTTCGCCGCGATTATATTTTATATAGTAGTTTTTTTTACCGTTACATTCTGTTATTTTTGCAAAAGCCAAATCTTCATTAGTTGTCTCAGAACCGTTCTTGTCTAAAAAGATTTTAGATACAGTCTGTGGATCTGGTAGATTTAAATTACTTATATCTTCATTTTCCCATCTAGCCATTTAATCTCTCCATTTTTTCTTTTACTAGTTTTATACATTCAGCTTCGGAGGTGGCTGAAAAACAAATTTGAGCCTTATTAGTCATGCCATACCTCTCTAATATACTATTACCTATTACCTGTGAATCAAAATTGCCATCAGTATCTATTTTCCTAATGTCTATTTTCATAGTTATTACGGCGTGATGAGGACAAAGCCTTCTTTCTATATTTTTTTTATTGGTAAAATCCGTCTCAAGCATCAATCGCCCCCTCTGATCCACTTTACTTTTTGCTGCGGTGTCATAGAGTTAATTTTTCTGTTTTGTTTTCTTCTCTTGTTTTGTTCAGAATTTTTATCTGCGCCGATATTATTTTTAGCATTTTTATCTTGTATTTCGTATTTACCCATTTTTTCTGTATTTCTTTCTGCTAAATGACCTATTGTATTAGGCTCACCTCTAACAGATATCGTGGGTGGATTTATAAAAACTTTTACCAGAGTGTTTTTACCACAGTGAGGACATGTGTGTTTTGATGGATCATCAAAACCTTGTCTTATCTCGGTATAATAAGCGCAAGATTCGCACTCAAAATCATATGTTGGCATCAAATTATTCCTGTCCGTGTAATATTCTGAATATACTTCTAGCAACAGCAGCTTGCCCAACTATTCGTCCGTCCGTATAGTCCTCTCCGTATCCAGCTCTTGCTTCATGAAGCCTTTGCTGCTCTACCTTCTCGTTGCATAATTTTACAATTTTAGCTAACTGTTCGTCAGAAATACTCATAATATATTATATAGAGACAAAGCAAAAAAACCACAAAATTTTACAGTCTATCAATTATTTTTGATATAATTTTATTTCTAACAATATCTTCAGATGTCAAGCCGCAAATAGAGATGCCATCCACACCTTGTAGTCTTTCTATACACTCATCAAGGCCGCCCTCAACGTCATGATTTAAATCTGTCTGCGTTATATCGCCATTTATAACAGCCTTAGAATGCACCCCTATCCGCGTTAAAAACATTTTAATTTGTTCATATGTAGCATTTTGTGCTTCGTCCAATATCATAAATGTATCGTGAAAATTTCTGCCCCTCATATACTCTAGTGGACACAATTCTATCAATTCTTGGCCTTTATACATATTAAATGTCTCTTTGCCAAGATAGAGTTTCATCTCTTCTATTGTGGGAATAAGATATGGTAATATTTTATCTGTCAAAGTACCCGGAAGAAAACCAAGACCTCTTCCTGACTCAACCACCGGCCTTGTGATTATTATCTTGTTTATGCGATCTTGCAACAAGTATTCACAAGCTAGCCCAACAGCTACTGCTGTTTTACCAGATCCA